TACCTGTGGCGGCTTGGGCACAAGGATGCTGTGGAGCAGGACGCTCGGAAGACCCTCTGGTACGTATCATGGCTTGCGGGTCCAGATCCGAGGGGATAAACTCCCCTCGTGCTATCTCCATTCTCCTAGAGAGGAGTTCGCCCCGGTGTTGAAGCTTAGCTCCGCCGGGGCATTTTTTTATCTGTAACGCACCCGGTAGACACGACGCTCACGCCCCGCACCGGGATTCTTGATGACCTCTTCTAGCACATCGCCGGACTCAACGAGCGTCTGTAGGATCTCGTTACGATCGCGAGCCTTCATACCCTGACAGGCCTTCGCAAGCTGAGTGCCGTTCATACCCTCGGCACCGGACTTGCGAATCAGGTTCAGGATCTTCTTGTGCGCCGCTTCGATATCGTTCTCAGCGACTTCGCGATACAGCAGATCCGCCGTGTAATTGAATGACCACTTCACGAGGTCATGCGACATCTCAAAGATCTCGCCGGTCAGGACCGGAGCGCACGGGTCGATCGCGATCGCTTCAATCATGCCGACCTTCAGCACGATTTCAGAGAAGCGCACCCACAAGGCATCGTCGCCTCGGGACTGCTGAATCTGCCAATCCTTAATCTGGCTGTACCGCTCGAATGCGGTACCTTCCCACTCAACGATGACCGGAGCCACGGTCGAATTGGGGATCGACTGGATGTTAGTCAGGTTCCCAGCACCGTGCGGGATGACAGATACCGAGTCCAGCATATCCTTGACGATGTCATCTGGCGGAGGCTGAAGCTCTGGGATCTGCGAGTTGGGATACTCCTCGAACGGCGGAACCAACAGAATGCGACTCAGCGTACCGTTATCGACCATGTCAAAGTTCAGCGCCGGGATCAGGGTTCTCGGGGTCGTGGTACCGAAGAAGTTGAAGTTAGGCTGGTTGATGTCGTACCGCTGGCGATCGCGAGAGTCAGCGTATTCCTGACCGTGGTAGATACCGCTGCTCGACGAGTAGACCTCCAGCAGGGTCTTGATGATGTCGCGCTGGTGTCCCGCTGCATTCTTCGCGGTCAAGCTCTGAAGGTACAGGCCCATCTCGTCAAGGTGAGAGATACGCGATGGGTAGTCAAAGAGCGTGCGCAGGATGGCAACGCCCGAGCTGAAACGATCGCCGCAGATGACTTGATTCAGACCGGCTTTCATCAAAAGTTCTTTGATGCGCTGACGACTGTGATCCTTACCGGCACCGGGCTTTGCGACCGCGATCGCGAACAGATTGCAACGGGTGTTGATCTGCGACATGGCATATCGACGCCCGAAGATTGCACCGAACATGCAGAGCGTGTTCATCAATGCGAAGGTCGGTTGGGGCTGCTGTGCTGTGGCATTAATCCAGCGAGTCACGCGCCCGACCAGAGACTGGCTCTGGAACCATTGGTGCGGGAAGTTCTCGCGGGTGCTCTTGACGATGTCCTTTTTGTTTTGCTTGATGGAACTCAGGTCTACTTCGATAGCACGAGCCTTCTGCGGATTCAGGCTGAGCGATACAGGCGGAACCCACCCGTTCTGCTGCGCGTGGAAGTAGAGCGAGCCAGCGCCGATCTTGGTGGGCGGAGACTTGCTGTAATGATCCCAACGCTGCCGGGTTTCAATCTGGTTGTACTTGCCAGAAGCCTGCGACCATTGATCGAAGATGTAGAAACCCTTCGCTTCGGTCGCGCAGTAGATCGCCATACCGATACGGTTCCAGTCATCCCATGACAGGTCTGGATTCGGGACGTAGCGCAGGGCATCCTCAACGGCAGCGTAGGTACCGACTAGACCCTCATAGGACGACTTCGCATCCTTATCGGGCACAAAGATCTGACCTTTGGGGCTGAGCGATCGCTTACGCAGGGGCGGCGGTAATGCTTTATAAGCCTCCTCCGCAGCCTCCAGCACCTGCTCACGGGTCACAAGCGGGAGCCGCTCTAATGGGATCTCGTGCGGAGCCTCGAAGGGCCACTCATAGGGCTTGCTGGTATCCGGGTGTATCGCGTAAGCGACGAACTGCTGACCCTGCCCGAGTACTTCGATTGGATGCAGCGAGATCTTGCTGAACGGTTCTAGCGTGCGGTACAGGTACAGCGCCTTCGGAGACTTGCCGATACGGATCAGGTCCGTCTGGCCAAGCTTCTTCTGAAAGACGTTACCGACTTCGATAGCTACCTGCTGGTCGAGCACATCAATATCGATCGCGACTACATCGCCCGTTAAGATGCCGATGCCGCAACCGGGCCACTTTGACCAGATATCAACGTGGAAGCTTTGAGCGGTGACTTCGGTCCAGCGGGCAAGATCGCCCCACCTTTCACCGTCATAACGACCGGGGCGCTTGGTACCCGGCATGATGGGAATGATGCGATAGCCCGCGTCAACGAGCTTCGCACCATACTGTTCCATGAAATTTTCAGACATTTTCTATTTGAACCTCTACGCGCTCCTCGCCGTATTCCTTTGAGGCAACGAGCTGTGCTACCGATGCATCATCCGCAAAGACGATGCCATTGAGGCCGTCCAGAATGGCCTTGACGATGTTGTCAATATCGGGACGCGATACGTGCCATCCCGTCTTTTTCTTGTGGGAAAAGTAAGCCTTAACCGTGACCTTTACAGGCCCTGCGAACATGTCCTTCCCGAGCATCGCAACCTGAGCCAAAGACTTGATGTTCTGCTCATAAAGCTGCGTTTCTCTCGGTGTAAACGTCACGACCTTACCGCCGCGACGGCTAAATCTGGGACGAGCCTTACCCATCGGCTTCCCATAAACGACTAAATCGATCATTTCAACCCCGCTACTTTGTATATACGTTCAACAATGTTTGACGGCGTATCTGCTTGGCCCTTCACAAAACGAGCCAAAGTATTGCGATGAATGCGTATCTTTTTCGCCGCAGCAGATAGCGTAAGTCCCTGTTTCCGAAGACTTAAATAGATGCGTTCTCCTTCGGTCAAACGACTTTCGATCGCTATATTCACTTGACCTTTGGTTTTGCGCTCAATTACCTTCAACCACTTAGGTGATGGCGCTCTGGAACCGCTGGCCCACCGGGTCACGGCAGCGCGAGTACAGCCGCACATAAGCGCAAACTCTTCATGTGTCAAGCAGTTCTCTTCCAGCCACTCCGAAAGAGATAAAATTCGTGTTTCCATGGTGACATCATGCCACCCCTTGCAATCCGTCACAAGGGGGTGTAGCATCTCTCTCCGTCGAGAACACAAACACTGAACGAGGAACTAAAAATGCGTAACGAAGTTGAGATTGCAAACGAGCTGTTCGAAGCCAAGCTGGCTGAGAAGGAAGCTAACGAGCGCCGCGTAGCCTTAGAAGAAGAACTCATCGCACTGGTTGGTGCGCGTGAAGAAGGCTCGCAGACTCACGACATTGGTGACTACAAGATCACCATCACCGGTAAGCTGAATCGCAAGATCGATTGGGATCTGTTCGATCAGTCGATTGCAGCAAAAATCCCGCAGGACCTTCAGCCCGTGAAGATCAAGCGCGAGCTTGACGACACTGGCGTGAAATACCTCGCCAACAACGAGCCGCAGATCTACAAGCTGCTCGCCAAGGCGTTAACCATCAAACCCGCCAAAACAGCGGTAACCATCGTAAAAGGAGCTTGATAGCACATGGCTATTTCACTTAGCAGTCTGAGAAAAACAGGGGTGGCTCGACCGCCCCGGATCGTGCTCTACGGAACCCACGGCATTGGTAAGTCCACCTTTGCCGCGCAGGCTCCGAACCCGGTCTTCATTCAAACCGAAGAGGGCCTCGACGCCATCAACGTGACGGCATTCCCGCTGTGTCAGTCTTACGAGGACATCATGGAAGCTATCGGCTCGCTGGCCGAAGAGGACCATGACTTCTCAACGGTCGTGATCGATAGCGCCGACTGGGCCGAGCAGCTGGTTCACAAGCGAGTCGCAAAGGACAACAACGTCGCCACGATCGACGCGATTGGCTACGGTCGCGGATACAAAGCCGCAGCCGATTACTGGAAGCAGATTCTGGAAGGGCTGGACCACTTGCGCTCTGCAAAGAACATGCAGGTGGTTCTGCTCGCGCACACGCAGGTCAAGCGTTTTGATGACCCGCTGGCCGATCCATATGACCGCTACCAGTTGGATCTGCACCACGGCAGCGCCAGCCTGATTAGCGAGTGGTGCGACATCCTGATGTTCGCGAACCAGCAGTACAGCACCGTGAAGAGTGACGTTGGCTTTAACCAAAAGATCACTCGCGCTGTGGGTAACGGTAACCGCGTGCTGTACACGCAGGAGCGACCGGGCTGGCAGGCGAAGTCTCGCTGGCCTCTGCCGGACCAACTGCCCCTTGATTACGCCAAGTTTGCAGAAGCACTTGGCACTTCTATGAACGCTGTAATTGGAGAGTAAATAAAATGGCTAAGCTTGATCTTAATCCTTCTGACTTTCAAAACATCGAACAACCTGTTTCGGAAATCCTGCCTGCTGGCGAATACGTCATGCAGATCATCAAATCCGAGCGTCGTGACACGAAGGCGGGTACCGGCTGGTACTTGCAGTTGGAGTTTGACGTTTTGAGTGGTCCGTGTCCGCCGGGGCGCAAATTCTGGGATCGCTTGAATCTCAAGAACGTCAACGAGCAGGCGCAGCAGATTGCTCTGCGCCAGCTCCACGCGCTTGCCAGTTCAATGGGCTACGACTTTCCGCCGGGCGATTCCGAGGAAATGCACTTCAAGCCTGTTCGCGTTGTGATCAAACACAAAGAGAATAAGCAGGGCACTTTGGAAGCTCAGGCCAAGTATTTCCCCGCTGGTGGAACGGCTCCTCAGCGTGTAGCAGCCGTCGCTCCGGCACCGGCAGCAGCACCTGCGGGCGCTGCACCGAAGCCTTGGGAACGTCATAAGAAGTAAATAAAGAGGCGCGGCATTCGGCGGGCACTTACCTCTGCCCAACCCCACTACTGCCGGGTGTCGCGCCTCCCTCTTGGAGGGGCTATGAAACGATTCCTTTCTCTGGGCGCTGGAGTGCAGTCATCAACCCTTGCGTTGATGATTGCTCACGGTGAACTAGAGCCGGTTGAAGCCGCCATTTTTGCCGACACGGGTTGGGAACCAAAAAAGGTTTATGACTGGTTGGATTGGCTAGAAAAGCAATTACCTTACCCGGTGCACCGAGTGCAGAGGGGGAATTTGCGTCAGGACATTTTGAATAAGCAGCAGGGCACTAGAGTCGCCGCCATCCCGTGGCACATGGTTATGCCGAACGGTGATCGCGCTTTAGGTCGTCGCCAGTGTACGTCTGAATACAAAATCCAGCCGCTAACCAAAAAGACAAGAGAGCTTATTGGGCTTGCCCCTCGCAAGCGCACCAAAGAAGTGCTGTGCGAAATGCTCATTGGCATCAGCACGGACGAGGCCATGCGGATGAAGCATTCGCAAGAGGCTTGGAAGGTGCATCGT